TCCCGCAGGCGTTCGATGCGTTCGCGCAGTTCGCCCGCAAGCACGACGACGCGTACCTCTACTGCCACACGCAGGCGACACCATCACCGCCAGGAATGGATCTCGTGATGTGCGCTCGTGCGATGGGGATACCCGAGGATCGCATCGCCTTTCCACCCGACGTCGCATGGCACCTGCACGTCATGGACAACAGCTTTGTGGCAGGGATGATGAACGGCTTTGATGTCCTGCTCAATCCGTCCATGTCCGAGGGCTTCGGCATTCCGATCGTCGAGGCGCAGGCGTGCGGAGTTCCTGTCATCACATCTGACCACTCGTCGATGCCAGAGCTCACAGCGTCGGGCTGGCTTGTATCGGGAGACAAGTGGTGGGATGGTTCTCAGATGGCGTTCGGGATCATGCCCTCGGTGGATTCAATCCTCGACCGTCTGGAAGAGGCGTACGAGAATCGCGGCAACCAGAAGCTCCGCGATGATGCTGTTGAGTTCGCGCAGACGTACGATGCGGACCGAGTGACCGAGCTGTACTGGAAGCCGGCGTTGGAGGCGCTGCAGGGACGCAGGGAGGTTGCACCCTTCAAGCCGAATCGCGCGATGCGCCGGGCGAAAGCCAAGGCGTGAGAGTCGCTGTACTGACGCTCACGCGCGACCGGCTGGAGTACACCCAGCACTGCTTTGCGGCGCTCAGGGAGCACGCAGGGTGCGATTACGACCACTTCGTGCTTGACCAGGGTTCGACCGACGACACCCAACGCTGGCTGATGAACGGTGTGTACCAGGGGCTCTCGCTTCAGCGTGAGAATCTCGGGATCAGCCGGGGGATGAACGTGCTGCTCGATCTCATCCGAGTCAACCAGGAGCCGTACGACGTGGTCGTCAAGTTCGACAACGACTGTGAGCTTACGATGCCGAACACGTTGCGCGACGTGGCAGCGCTCGCCGTTGAAGGTGACTGCTTGCTCTCACCTCGCATCCTCGGACTCAACAACCCGCCTCGGATGACGAGAGTGTTTCTCATTGCAGAGGAACGGATCATCGACATCCCACAGATCGGTGGCATTTTTCTAGCAGCCCCAGCATGGCTCTACGAGGTGTACCGATATCCCGATCAAGGACCTGCGTGGGGGCTAGACGACGCGGACATTTGTCGATGGATGCGTGGACGGGGAGGGCTCTGCGGGTACGTTGAGCGCCTGAGCGCCAATCACTACGAGACGACGAGCGGCCAGCACGAGCGTTACCCCGAGTACTTTGAGCGCACGTTGGCGGAGGGAAAGCCATCACTGTGAGCGAGCTATACGGCCCCGAGTTCTTCCAGGGGCGCTCCGACACGGTGATTCTGTCGGCGTCCGTGGTCGTTCCGCACATAATCACGATGCTCGCTCCGCGCTCGGTGCTCGACGTCGGTTGCGGCAAAGGCGAGTGGATGGACGTGTTCGCCGAGCACGGGGTTGAAGTGTTCGGCGTAGACATCGCTGCGCCAGAGGGCGCGCAGTATCTGCATCAAGACCTCAATTGGCCTCTGCAGTTCGATCGCACGTTCGACATTGCGCTGTCGTTGGAGGTGGGGGAGCACTTGCCGCAGGCTGCGGCTAGGACGTTCGTGTATTCAATGACCGCCCACAGCAACACGGTCGTGTTCTCGGCAGCGGTGCCAGGGCAGGAGGGCAAGGGCCACATCAACTGTCAGCCGCACGATTACTGGCACGAGATGTTCGACCTACAAGGCTTCGCGTGTCTGGATGCTTTCCGTCCGCTCATCGCGAACGACTGGCGGGTGTCGCCTTGGTATCGCGACAACATCTTTCTCTACGTCCGCCGATGATCGTGGACTTCGACGACCACTGCGAGGACCAGAACCGACTCGACCTCCTCGAGCGCCTACGTGACGCCAACCCAGACTTCAGATGCACGCTGTTCGCTATTCCGGCGAGGGGCTCAGACGAGTTCTGGGAGGCAACGCCCGATTGGTGCGAACTGGCCGTGCACGGCTGGGAGCACCCGAACCCGGTGGAGTGCTCGAACTGGCCGCGCTGGAAGATCGAAGAGGTACTCGACTCCCAGCAGGTGCAGGCGTATTTCACGAACGGCTGGAAGTCTCCCGGCTGGCAGTCGTCGAATCCCATCTACGAGGTGCTCGCCGAGCGTGGCTGGTGGATTGCCGAGCACTGGGAGAACGCGCAGCGTCTCCCGGAAGGGCTGCGTCGACACGTCATCCAACCGACGTATCGTGAGACGCGCGACCACTGGCACGGGCACATCCCGAACGTGTGTGGCAACGGCATCGCCGAGACGTTTGACGAGTTACTGGAGCGCGTAGAGCGGGCCGAATCCTTCGAGCTGGTCAGCGAGGTGGTGAGTTGAGCGTCAAGCCGGAACAAGCGGACGTCTACCAGAATCTTTGGGAACTCGACCAGATGCTTGCGGTGGTCGATCGGCTGAAGCCCGCGCGGGTGCTCGAGGTGGGCACGATGTGGGGCGGCACGCTCTGGCACTGGCTGCAGTTCGGTGGCACTGTCGTTTCAGTCGACGACGAGATGCGACGCGCGAGCACCTGGAAGGAATGGGCGGAGGAGTTCGACGCGGACCTGATGCTGCTGCAGGGCATGTCGCAAGACGCGACGCTCATCGAGCAGGCTCGCGAGCTCGGCCCATACGACTTTATCTTCATCGACGCCGACCATCGCTACGAGTCGGTCAGGGCCGACTGGGAGAACTACAGCCCGATGATTGCTCCCGAAGGCATCCTCGCCTTTCACGACACCCAGCACACCGGCGACCCCAGTTATGGCGTCGAGCAGTTGTGGAACGAGATCACCGCAGGAGCGGACGTGCGCTGGATGCACATTGTGATGACGAACCATTGCGGTATTGGCCTGCTTTGGCTGTAAGGCTCTCCATCGTCATCCCGACGCTGGGGCGTCCGTCACTCGAGCGAACGCTTGCATCCTGTGCTGACGCCGACGAGATCGTGGTCGTGCTCGACACGGCGCGAGGCACCACCGAGTTTCCCTGCGAGTTGCCGCCGAACGCCAAGTGGGCGAAAGGCAATTTCGGAGTGACGGGAGGTCACGCCGGCCGGGTCTTCGGTATCTCACGGGCGACCGGCACCCACCTCGCGTTCATGGACGACGACGACGAGTACACGCCTGGGGCCATCGACTTGATGCGCGACGCCGCTTGCGAGCGGCCTGTGATTTTCCGCATGAGTCACTACGCGCACGGTGTACTCTGGCGTGATCCTGTAGTCAGGTTCGGGAACGTCTCGACGCAGATGTACGTCGTGCCGAACGAGCCCGAGAAGCTTGGCACTTGGGAGCCGCACGTTCCTGGGATCCCGGAACCAGGCGGCGACTTCACCTTCATCGCCGGCTGCGTTACGCACATGGGCGAGCCGGTGTGGCGCGACGAGATCATCACCGTGCTGCGGCCTGAGCTCCACGGCTCCAAACAGATCAGCATCGTGACGCCGTGGCACAACCATCTCGAACTGGTGGACGATTACTTCACTGCGGTCGACTGGCGACGCGACTCTGACGAGCTGATCGTCGTGGACAACGCGTCTGACCCGCCGCTCGAGTTTGCGGCGGTTCGCTCCGGGCACAATCTGGGCTTCGTGGGAGGCTGTAACCGAGGGCTTCTGGAGGCCACGAGAGACGTCGTGCTGTTCCTGAACAACGACATACGTGTGGTGCGCTCCGACTGGCTCAGGGAGGTTCGTGAGGCCGTAGAGGAGGGTGTGCTGGTGGGTCCGCTTCGATACGGAACTCATGCGTCGGTCGACTACGTTCCTCTCCCCTATATCGACGGCTGGTGCCTCGCCGGGATGCGCGAGGAACTGCTTGAACTCGGAGGCTTCGACGACTCGCTCGAGGAGCCTGCGTACTACTCGGACAATCTTCTCTGCCTGGAAGCAAGGGCACACGGGATGACCCTGCGCGACGTGCGCGTGGGGTTGCGACATCTAGAGAACGTCACAGCCGGCCCCCAGTGGGAGCCGTCGGTGCAGTTCGCAGCGACAGCGAACCGGGTCTTGTATGAGGCCCGCGCCCGAGAACTTCTCGCGGCGGTGTAACCGAACGACTCGAAAGGAGTCGCTGTGCCAAAGTTCATCAACACGGACTGGAAGGTCGTGGTGAACAACGTCACGCTAAGTGACCACGCCTTTGACGTCCAGATCAGCAACGAGAAGGAACAAATCGACGTCTCGGGCTACTCGCCCACAGGGACGCGCGAGTTCCTCCCCGGCATCCAGGATCAGACGATTGCCGTTTCGTTCCTCATGGACTACGGCGCATCGTCCGTGCACGCGACCATTTGGCCGCTGTACGAGGGCGGCTCGTCTTTCCCGATCCTCGTCCAGCCGGACTCGGACGCAGGTACAACGTCGTCTAACCCGACCTACTCGGGCACGGCGAGCATCTACACCTATCCGACCGGTGCGACGCTGAACGAGCGAGCCGAGGCTGTCATGGAGTTCAAGCCTGCTCCGAACTCGCGCTTCGACTGGTCCTCTCCGTAAAGCGTGGCAGCGCCTGTTCGACTCTCGGGAGCAGCCCGTGGCGTGCGTGTGCGCGGGCTGACCGAGCTCGTCCGTTCGTTCAAGCACATGCCTGACGAGTTGGTGGACGAGTTCGTAAGCGAACTGGAGGAAGCG